ATTGTCTAAAAAAGTAGCTGCTGAAAAAGCTATTGTTGAGACATTAAAAGAAGAGTTAATCAAGAAGCATGGCGAAACTGATGAATCAGGAAACATCAGTATCCCAATGTACATTAACATCGTTAAAGATGAAAATGACAACATTGTGAGCGGTGAAAATAATCCAAAATTCATCGAGTTCCAAAATGAATTCAACGAACTGTTACAAGAGGAAAAAGAATTAGAGTACAAAACTGTTAAACTTAGTGAATTAGAAAACATTGAGTCAGACGGTAACTACCCAGTATTCTTTAAATTAGTTACAGTTGATGAACAAGCTTAGTGAAATATTTCAGGCGTGGGTAGCTGCGGCAAATCCTACGCCTGCACAAAAGCTTTTAGCAGAGCAGCGTACAGCTATCTGCGACACATGTCCTCACAAATTCTATGCTAAACCCTTAGACATTTATGTGTGCGACTTATGTGGATGTCCTTTAAGTAAAAAAGTATTCAGCCCCGCTGGAAAAAATGCTTGCCCAGGCAATAAATGGGAAAATTAATGTTATGGCAAATTTAACTCCTGAAGAATTAGCATCAGTAAAAGAATTACAGCAAAAATACAATCAAACAGTGTTTGAAATTGGTGTTGCTGAAACGCAAATTTTAACGCTTGAAAAGCAAATTATAAAATTGCGTGAAGATAAAACAGTTTTACTTGGTGATTTAGACACAATTGAACAGAAAGAAACGGCACTAGTCGCTACATTGCAAACTAAATATGGCAATGGTGCAATTAATCCTGAAAATGGAGAGATAACAGCAGCTCAATAAAAAAGTCCCCTAAAAAGGAGACTTAAAAGTTTGATATTTATTATCGCTAAACAATAAAATCGGTGATAAATATAACTTACATTTACCTTATTACAGGTATAGATAATTCCCCTTTTTCTGCTTATATAGGTAAGACTAAAAATCCTACTAGTCGTGAATATTCTCATAGATTAAAATATGGGTATAATATAGACTTTACTGTAATAGATAGCATTGATTCATTGTCTTCTAAAGATTGGAAAACATTAGAATGTTACTGGATTGAACAGTTTAAACAATGGGGATTTACTTTAGTAAATAAAAATAATGGTGGTGGTGGTTCTGAATTTCGTCCTAAAGAAATAATAGAACAAACAACACCAAAATTATATAAACCTATAATACAATATGATTTAAATTGTATTGTTATTCGTGAATGGCCATCAATAAAAGAAGCTGTTAATGTTACTGGTATAACAAACATACCAAATTGTGTGCAGGGTAAAAATAAAAAAGCAGGTGGATATATATGGAAGTATAAAGACGACACAGATTTTAGTTATAATATATCACCATTCATGTCTCGTTCTGAAAAACATTTAAATAAACTGCGCAAACCTAAGCCACAAGGTTTTGGAAAGACTGTAAGTAAATCGTTACTGTCATTTTATCGAAAGTAATCAATAATTATTTGCTGTTTATGGTGGTTTTTGGATATTTATTATTAGGTCAATCCTATTAAATTTTTCAAAAACAATATCATAAAATGTCAGAAAAGATTATCTCTCCTGGTGTATTCCAGAATGAATCAGATCAAAGTTTAGTGCAAGCTGGTATTCAAGGCGCTGCAACAGCTGTTGTAGGTCCTACAGTGTTGGGTCAGCCGTTGGTTCCAACTTACGTAACTTCATATTCTGAATTCCAATCAAAATTCGGTACTACCTTTAAAAGTGGTAGCTACTATTACGAGTACTTAACATCAATTGCAGCCAGAGAGTTTTTCCAAAACGGTGGCCAAACATTATTAGTAACTCGCGTTATCAGTGGTTCAGCAAACGTTAGCACTTATGCTTCTGCAGGTGTTTTAAATTTGAGTAGTAGCCTTTACACAGGTTCTACTAACGCTTTCACTATCGAAACATTATCTTGGGGTAATCAGATGAACAACACATCTAGCTTATCAGGTGGTGCTTTAGCAAGTGGTAGTGCAACAAACGTACGTTGGGAAATTACTAACGTAAACACAGGTAGTGGTGTATTCACTTTAGCAGTTCGCAGAGGTGATGATAATACAACTAACCCTAACTACTTAGAAACATGGCCTAACTTATCATTAGACCCAGCTTTACCTAACTATATCTCTAGAGTAATTGGTGATATTAAACCAGTTTATACAGTAGATGGTAGTGGTCAACCTTATATCAACTTACAAGGTTCATTTGCAAATGCTTCTCAATACATTCGTGTTGCATCAGTAGTAGCTCCACAAGTAGATTCTATCGACAATAATGGTAATTTCAAAGCATCTTATGCTTTAGGTTTACCAACAGTAGGTAGTGGTTCTTATGGTGGTTCATTTGCTGGTGGTGTTACTCCAACAAATATAGAACAAAAAATGAACGAAAATATCACTTCTACAAACATGGAAGGATATTCAGTTGCTGATTACAACACAGCATTAGCTTTATTAACAAACAAAGACGAATACAAATTTAACGTATTGTTAGCTCCAGCAGTAGGTTTAGATAGCTCAGCAGCAACAACAGTTATTTCAACTGTAGAAGCTAGAGGTGATGCATTTGCTCCTATTCATACTGGTATCTATGGTACTACAATTACAACAGCTACTTCAACAGCAGCTGGTCAATCAAGTAATTATGCTGCTACTTATTTCCCTTGGGTTCAATTATACAACTCTAACTTAGGTAAGAATGTATGGTGTCCTCCAACAACAGTAATCGGTGGTGTATTAGCATTTAACGACCAAGTTGGTGCTGAATGGTTTGCTCCAGCAGGTTTAAACCGTGGTGGTGTTCCTTCAGTATTAAGAGCTGAAAGAAAATTATCTCAAGCAGATCGTGATACATTATATAGTGCAAATGTTAACCCATTAGCTACATTCCCTGGTGAAGGTGTTGTAGTATTTGGTCAAAAGACATTACAACGTAGAGCTACATCATTAGATAGAGTTAACGTTCGTAGATTGTTGATTGCATTAAAAGACTTTATCGGTCAAGTAGGTAACAACTTAGTATTCGAACAAAATACAAACGCTACAAGAAATAGATTCTTAGCTCAAGTTAACCCTTACTTAGAATCAGTAGTACAAAGACAAGGTTTATACGCTTACAAAGTAGTAATGGACGATACGAATAATACTCCAGATGTAATCGATAGAAACCAATTAGTAGGTCAGATCTATATCCAACCAACTAAGACTGCTGAATTTATCATCTTAAACTTTAACGTATTACCAACAGGCGCTACATTCCCTGCATAAGGGGATGTGGTTCCTAATATTTATTAATAGCAATTAAATTTAACATAAAATGGCAGTATTAGACGCTAACGAAATAATGTTTACCGCTTTTGAACCAAAAGTTCAGAATCGTTTCATTATGTATATAGATGGTATCCCAGCATACTTAATTAAGAGTGCAACAGCACCTGGATTTGAAGCTGGTGAAATCATATTAGATCATATCAACGTTTACCGTAAAGTAAAAGGTAAAGTTCGTTGGAATGATATGACTTTAGGATTATACGATCCTGTAACTCCATCTGGTGCTCAATCAGTAATGGAATGGGCTCGTTTAGCACACGAATCAGTAACTGGTCGTGATGGTTATTCTGATTTCTACAAGAAAGACTTAACTTTAGATATTTTAGGCCCAGTAGGCGATATCGTAGGTGAGTGGATCATTAAAGGTGCTTATGTAAAGACAGCTACATTCGGTGAATACGATTGGGCTAACGATGCAGCAATCAACTTGAGTGTTTCTATCGCTATGGATTATTGCGTATTGAACTTCTAAGATATTTTCAATATTCTTTATAAAAAAGGCGTCTGCTTTGGCAGATGCCTTTCTTTGTTGTATATTTATATATACACAAATTAAAACGTTATATGGCAGAATTTAAAATTCCAACCGAAACAGTTACATTGCCTTCTAAGGGTTTATTGTATCCAAAAGAATCACCACTTGCTAAAGGTGAAATTGAAATGAAATATATGACAGCAAAGGAAGAAGATATTCTTACTAATGCTAACTATATGAAAAATGGTACAATAATAGATAAGTTATTACAATCAATGATTATTACACCAATTGACTATAATGAATTATTAGTTGGTGATAAAAACGCAATATTAGTTGCTGCTCGTATTTTAGGTTATGGTAAAGAATACACAATAAATTATAATGGTGTAGAAACTACTATTGATTTAACACAATTAAGCGAAAAAGAAGTTGATGAATCGTTATTTGCAAGCGGAATAAACGAATTTAGCTTTGAATTACCATTATCTAAAAATGTAGTAACATTTAAGTTGTTAACACACGGTGATGAGCAAAAAATAGATGCTGAAATTAAGGGTATGCAAAAAATTAACCCAACAGCATCATATGAAATGACAACACGTTTGAAATACATGATTACATCTATTAATGGTGACCGTGATATTAAAACAATTCGTGATTTTGTTGATAATGCCTTAAGAGCACCTGATGCTAGAGCATTACGCCAATATTACACTACAATATCTCCAGATATTAACATGAAGTTTATCCCTCAAAATGAAAATTATGTTGGGGAGGGCATAGACATTCCAATTGGTCTTAACTTTTTTTGGCCTGACGCAGGAATATAGATTACAATTATTTAAAACTATTCATGAAATAGTATTTAATGGTAATGGTGGTTATGATTGGGATACTGTATACAATATGCCAATATGGTTACGTAGATTTACTTTTGAAACATTAAAGGAGCACTACGATAAAATAGCAGAAGAACAAAATAAAGCTGAAAATTTATTACAAAACAAAAATAATAAAGAATTATCACGACCAAACATAGCTCCAAAACAACCAACATATACAACGAAGGCGCCTAAAAAATAGGCGCTTTTAATATTTATATTCATGCGAATTAACTTTAATCCTCGTTTATTCTATGCTCCTACTGATGGAGGTGCTGCTGCACCATCTCCAGAGGATATAGCTCGTGCAAAAGAATTAGCAGCTATATTAAATAAAACTGGATATGATTTAGATAATTTAGCTAAAAATGCTAAAGTATTTTATGAACTTTTAGGTAAATGGGAAGAGGAAGCTGCTAAAGTTGAAAGTGGCTTTGAATCTTTGTCTAAAACACTTACAAATGTAGTTAGAGACTTAAATAAAGGATCTTCAGTATCTAGAGATATTAATAAATCTTTTAGTAAGTTAGATTCTATAGTTAAAACTTTATCTTATGATCAAAAAGGTATAACAGAATTAAGTTTAAAAGAATTAAAAAATTCTAAAACTAAGATTAATGTTGAAATTGATAGACTAAAAAACTTAAAAGAAGAACTACAAACCAAATACAACAGTAATTTAGCAAGTGATGATGAGATTGAAAAATTAATAGAATTAAATAGTTTATTTGATGAGCAAGGCAATTTAAGTAAAGATATAGGAAACTATCTTAAACAGACTATTGATGCTACTGATAAAAGAATAAAGCAGGAAAAACAAATTCAAAAGCAATTAGGTTTAACTGGAGCCGCTGTTAATGGTATAGTTAATGCTTTAGGAAAAATAGGAATTAATAGTATATTTTTTGATGACTTAAAAGATAATTTAAGGGATGCTGCTAAAAGTGGAGGTTCTTTAAAAGTTGTGTTTACTGCTATTACTGGTTTAACAAAAGGAATAGCTCAAGCAATAACTGATCCTCTTACAATTTTAACTTTTCTTGTAAATCAAGGATTAAAAGCAAATAAGCAAGTAACTGATTTAGGAAAATCATTAGGTATTAGTTACAAAGCAGCAAACAATTTAAGACAAGAATTTGTAGAATACTCTAGATATGTCAATGATAGTTTTGTTACTACAGATAGATTAATAAAAGCTCAAACTGAATTATCTGAACAATTAGGTATTTCTGTTAAACTTAGTAATGAAGAATTAGTTACTTTTTCTAAACTAACAGAAATAGTAGGTTTATCAGCTCAAGAAGCAGGTAAACTAAATGCATTTTCAGCAGCAGCAGGAGTAAGTGCTACTGATTATGTAAAACAAATTCGTTTATCTTCTTTTTTCGCTCAACAAGCTAATAGAGTTCATTTTAGTGATAGACAAATATTACAAGATGTATCTAAATTAAGTGCAGGTATATTAACTAAGTTTCAAAATAATCCTAAAGCAATAGCTGAAGCAGTAGTACAAGCTAAAGCATTAGGTACTAATTTAGAACAAGTAGATAAAATTGGAGATTCACTTTTAAACTGGGAATCATCAATTGAAAATCAGTTAAAAGCACAATTATTAACTGGTAAAGAAATTAATTTAGAAAGAGCTCGTTATGCTGCTTTAACAGGTGATCAAGCTACATTAACTAGAGAAATTACTAGCCAAGTAGGTAGTTTAGCTGAATTCCAAAAAATGAATGTTATTGCTCAAAAATCATTAGCTGAAGCTTTTGGTATGAGTAGAGAGGAAATGGCTGACATGTTAATGAAGCAAGAAGCTATTAATAAGTATGGTGATAAAGCTGCTGAACTTAATGCTCAACAACTTAAAGACTTTGAAAAATCAGGTTTATCATTAGATGCTTATTTACAAAAACAAGCAGAACAACTATCAGCCCAAGAAAACTTTAATAATGCTATATTAAAATTACAAGATTTACTAGCTGGTATAGTATCAGGTCCTATAGGACAATTAGTTGGTGGTTTTGCTGAATTAATAAACCATGCTTTAGTTTTAAGACCTATAATAGGAGCTATAGCAGGTTTGGTAGCAGGAAAAATGGTAATGGGAATTTGGGATTTTGGAAAAGGTATTGTATCTGCTATTCCAAAGTTACTAACTATGGTTGGGTTATCAACCACAAAAGCAGTAGCTGAAATCACAGCAGCTGAAGCTATAACTTTTGGTTTAGCAACTGCTGGTATTGTAGCAGGTATAGCATCAGCAGTATCTGCAATGAATAGTGCCACTTCTAATGCAGCCTCAAATTCTCAAAATGTAAAGGATGGTATTGCTCCATCAAGTAAAGGTCCATTTACTATTACTGATGCTTATGGGGCAACAGCAATAACAACTAAAGGAGATGGAGTAGTAGTATCACCTAATATCAATAACACACCATTAAACTCTAGTAAACAAACATCAATAAATTTAACTCCAATCACAGAAGCAATATCTGCACTTAGTAATACTGTAAGTGATTTAGTTAATAGACCTCAACCAACACCACAATTTGCATTGAATGTTGATGGCAAACAATTAGGTACAGTAGTTGGTAAACAATTAGAAACGGGTATGGCTCAGGGTATGTCTACATCATATACGTTCCTATAATTTTAAATATTTATATCAAAACAATAACACATGGGAATTTTATCAAATTTTGTAAAAAGTACTTTAGGTTTAAAAGGCAAAACCCCACAAACATTCGGTGTTGATCCTGCTGGTGCATTACACAACCAGTATTCAAATGCAGGTTCACCTAACGTTAAATGGCGTACAATTAGTGGTGAAGGTATGAAACCTCAACCATCTAAGCTTGACAATTTAAAAGGCAAATACACACCAGGAAAAGGATCATACCTTCAAAATTTGCCAACTAAGAAGTAATGGCTAAGTCGAGACTAATAAAATTACTAAATAACGATCCTAAATTCTTTTATTATAATGGTAATCCAGATAATAATAGGAATGGTGGAGGATTAGGTAATTTTACTCAAAAGAAAATTAAGTTTGGTGGTGACCGTCCTGACAGTGGTAATAGTGGTCAACCTTATATAAACGCCGTTATTCCTGAAAGACGTACTCCAACAGGCACTGATGATGGTTATATTAGAGGTGGAGCTATTTTAGCTAATAGAGCATCTATAATAGATAAAGAAAGAATTAAGAAATTCCTTAACGATAAACCTAAAGGAACTTTATTTATTCAGCGTCAAACAAAATTACAGTTTAGTAATCCTAAACTTGAAGTTAAAAAATTTGGAGCTAGCGGTGTAGGAGGATTATTTGGAGGTGTATTATCATTAGCAGCAGCAACATTTAATGTTGTTAATGAATTTATACCTGGTCCTACTCGTTTATATAATGCTGGATTTAATACATTAGCTCAAGTAGGAGAAAATGCATTTGGACAACATTTTGATAGACACGGTTTAACACCTGTTCAAGATGATAATTCAAAATATTTAGCTGTTGTTAGACATAACAACCAAGGTAATGGTAACAATAATAGATTAGTTAATTTAAAAAAGAAACTAATTAAAGAAATACCACCACCAAGTAGATTTTTAAATAGTGTTAATTTTATTATTAGTAATATTAATGCTCTATTTAAAACTAACATCAGTACAGCTAACTTACAAGCACCAGAATTAACTATAGACAACTATTTAGGTGGTCCTGGTTCTTTATATGGATCTGGTAGAACAATAATCAGACGTTTTGATATTACAGGTAATGATCCTAAATGGCAAAACAAATATAATCCTGTTGATAGATTTGATAATGCAGCTGTTGCTCGTATACAAACATTATCATCTTTATATGATACTGCTAATCCAAATGTTATCACTACAACTGATTTTGGTGCGCTTTTTAGTGGTAGAAAAACTACCCCACCAATACCTCAAGATAGTCCTTTAAACCAAACAGCTGTTAATTATAACAATGCTAGTAGAAACAGTGCAAATGTTCCTGCAGGCGCTAATCGCAGTAGTGATTCACCTACAGCAAGAAAATATTCTGTATTGAAAAATGCAGTAAATAATTTGCAATTAAATAAAAAACAAATTACAGCAAATTTAACTCCTTTTACAAATAATGTAAAAGACGGTCGTGTTAATGGTTTAAATTCAAAATCACCAAATTACAAATATTTTGGTGGTGAACTTTTAGGCCAAGCTTGGTATGTAGACCCTAAAGATAAAACTCAAGGATTTAATTATACTACTAGAAATATATTCAGTAGAAAAGATTCAGATATATTAACAGTTTCTTTCTTTGCAATTTATCCATTTGGTGAAGTGGGTAACTCATATGAATTTGCATTTTCAGGATACATGAAAGGGTTTAAAGATAATTTTGACGCTACTTGGAATGAATTTAATTATGTAGGCCGCTCAGAAAGTTTTTATACCTATGGTAAATTTAAACGTAATGTAACGTTTACTTTAGATGTACCTTGTTTTAATAAAGAACAATTATATGAAAAACATAGAGCATTAGGTCAATTGGCTGCTACAACAGCTGGTGCTTATAATACTAATGGCTTATTAGGTGGTGTATTATTAAAGGTTAAAGTAGGAGGATATTTAGATAATGAATATGCTATTTTAAATAATATTAGCTATGATATACCTGATGATTCATCTTGGGATTTAGATGGAAATTTTGATAGTACAGGTAAAACTCCTGAACAAATAGCTACTGCTAATAGTTCTAGAAAACAATTAGCAATGTATCTTAAAGTAAGTGTTAACTTAACTATAATTCATAGCAAAGAAAATAGACCACCTCAATATACTGTTCCAAGAAGAAATAGTTCAGATACTACAGGAGATAAAAAATCAGGATTCTTTGGGTATCTTACAGATCCAATAGATGGTAAATTAGCTCCAAAATAATTTTATATGAAGCGCTACGATAATGCAACTATAGAGAATACAAAGTATGGTAGACAATATTTAAAACAAAAATTCTACCCTAATGTGCCGTTGTCTGAAACAGATGATTATGTTATCACAACTGTAGGAGATAGACTTGATACTCTAGCTTATTCTTATTATCGTGATAGTACCTTATGGTGGGTTATTGCTATGGCAAATAACAATGTAACTAAAGGATCACTATTTCCAGAACCAGGTACACAATTACGTATACCTACAAATATAAATGCTGTTTTGTCATTGTATGACCAATACAATACAACTAGATAATGTTATGTCAATATTTAGAAATACACTCACCCCAACAATCCAAGAGCAGTTAACTATTCGTCAAACTGCACTCAAAGAAAGAACACCAGCATCTATTATGTATGCTAATGCTCGTAATTCTTGGGTAAGAATGACTTCTGGTGTTAATGTAGATGGTAAAGATATTAAAGCAAAACAATATGTTTTGTTAGGTGGTGTATTATTAAATAAAAAATTAAGAGCTGGAGTAGGTGGTGTTGATAAAGCATACAGTAGCTTTGCTCCATCTTTAAGCCCATATAATGATGCTAATCGTACAGCGGGCACTGCAGGTATTAAACCAATGCCAGGTATCACTTCTGTAGATATCAAATCAAAAACAGCTTATGGTTCATTAAGAGAAGTTGTAGTAAATTTTTCATGCAATAATATTCAACAATTAGAAGATTTAGAATTATTGTACATGCGACCAGGTTATACTGTATTAATTGAATGGGGTTATACACCTTATTTAGTTGATAAAAATAAACTTGAAAGCAGTATTGATTTTTGTGATCACGTTTTAAATGGTACTAAAGAAAGAGATGAAATATTTTTAGATTTATTTAAACGTTCAATAAAACATAAAGGTAACTATGACGCACTTTATGGCTATGTAAAAAACTATAACTGGACAGCTAGAATGGACGGTGGTTATAATTGTCAAACAACAATTATTTCTATTGGTGAGGTAATGGAGTCATTAAAAGTAGGATATATTCCTTTTGATATAGAAGGTGCTTCTCAAAAAGGTGGATTATTAGGAGATACACTTGAACAAAATAATTTACCATCAATTGTAGAAGAAACAAAAATATTTTATTCAAAAAATATCCTAGCAGGATTATGTAAAAGTTTATATAATATTTGCGTTGGTAATTTTAGAAATTTTGATGGTGATATTGTTACATTTACTCCTAAAAAATCATTTGCAGGAATAACTTATAACATGTTTGTATTTAGTTACATTCAGTCAAACCCACCAACAGATGGTCTTCAAAAAGGAAATATACAAGCATATATTACTTTAGAAGGATTTATAGATATGCTTAATACTTATGTTTTAATGCATGCTGGTAAAGACGAAAACTCAACTAAACCTTATATAAGTGTATCTACTAAACCTCGTACATACGAGTATGAGGATAATCCCGATGGTAAGACAAATTCAAATCCTAATGAGAGTTCTTTATTATGTTTAGCTCACCCATTACAAGTATCTGTTGACCCAACAGTATGTCTTATTACTAACCCTTTATGGGCTGGTGGTATTGATACATCAGGGGTAGATGATGGTGCTAATAATGGAGCCCCATCATTATCAGAATATAGAGAGGCTATTAAAGAAATATACTATGCTGTAGACAATAAACAATCTTACAGTGTTCTTAATAGAGTAAAATTAGCAATTAAGTATACTTCAACAGGAGAAAATCTTGAAAATAATGCTAAAGAATTTGTTAGAGCTTTTCGTGAATATGCTAGAGAAACACAAAGACTAATAGAATATTCTGAAATAGAAAACCTACTAAACTATTCAGTAACTACTGAAGATGAAAGAAATGTAGAATCAGCTATAAAAGACTTTAAACTAAAATCCCCAGAAATATATAATATTTTAATTAGTCGTAGTACTGTTGAGGAAATACAAAAAGAGGATGATGATAAAAAAGCATTAACTGCTAGACTAGAAAAAGGTGAAAATCCAAATGCTGTTAAATATCTAAAAAATCTTGCACAAGGAAAAAAATATTTTGAGAATGGTGATACTGAAACAGGTAATATAGCAAATATATACGTTAATGTTGATTTTTTATATAGATTATCTGTTGATCCTGGTTTACAAACTAAAAACCAAGAATTAAAAGTACATGATTATTTAAAGGCATTATTAAAAGAAATACAAGAATCTATTGGTGGTGTTAATACTTTTGAAATTCATGTAGACCCTCAAGATAGTATTGCTAGAGTAGTTGATGTTAATTATATAGACTTAATATCTAAAAAATCAGCATATAAGGCTGCTTTCCAAATTGAAGCACATAATACTTCAGGAACAGTAAGATCATATAGTTTACAATCAATGATATTTCCAGAACAAGGAGCATTAGTTGCTATTGGTGCTCAAGTTAAAGGAGGTACTGTTCAAGGTACACAAAATGCATTATTAGATTTTAATAATAATTTAGAAGATAGAGTTATTAAAAAGAAAGTAGATCCACCTGCTTCTAATCCTAATCAAACTACTAATGAAATTGCTAAAGAAGAAGATTTAATTAAACAAAAATTAAAAAAATTAAAAAATAGTCTTACTGTACTTAGACGTTTCTTTGGTCTTGACATAGATCCAAAAGTTGAATTAATCGAAGGAGAAAGTAGTGTAACATATAATCAGTCTTTCATTTCAGAATATAAAATGGCTTTAAAAGATATTATATCTTATTTTCAAAGCGTATCATATTCAAATACTAAAGGTAGAGCAATTATACCTGTTAAGATGTCTCTTACAATGGATGGTATTGGTGGTTTAGTAATTGGTCATTTATTTAAAGTACCACCATCATTATTACCTAAAGGGTATAAAAGTGATAATTTAGGAGGTAAATTAATTCAAACTATTACTGCTATTAGTCATAAAGTTGAAAATAATGACTGGACTACTACTATTGATGCTCAAAACATAGTTACAAGTGAATCAGAATCAGATAAAATAAGTTTTAAAGATTATCTTTCTACAGATCCTTGGGGTAATATAGTATTAAATGCAACTGCAGATTCTACTAGAGGCTTTAATAAAACCGATATTGATACTGCTACTGAATTCTTTACAAATTTAGGGTATAGTAAAGAAGCAGCTGCTGCTATGGTAGGTTCATTCCTTCAAGAATCAGGACTTAATCCAAAATCTATTACATTTAATTCTTCATTATCGTTTACTGATAGGCTTCAAACATATGCTGCAGGTATTGCTCAATGGGTTGGAGATAGAAGAATTAATTTCTTAAAATTTGCTAAAACTAATGGAATTAATATTCCTAGATATAATGAAGCTGTTATAATTAAACAAGGAACTAAAACTGC